GTTAGCAATCTCCCAGCCTTCGCCGATTGTGTAGAGGTAGTAATACTCCTCGCCTGAGTTGAAGTTGGTCACCCAATCTGCAACGCTGTCGAATGTGCGTGCTTCCTGCTCTGTCTCGCCTCTGTCCCTGCCGTAGGCAAGGCACCAATCTTCTTGATGTGTCTCTCGGTTACTGAAGTCTTGGTAGGCTCCGATTTCCTGACTTAAGGCTGAAAGATTTCCTAAGTTCATAAGTCTTAGAACCTTGTCTACATCTTGGTAATGTTTGTCAAGGATTGCGCCTACTCCCTCTTTATATCCGTCGAAGTGGCAATAAATTGCGGTCACCTTGTCGTCTTGCTTAATTGCGATTGTGCTTCTTGTACTCATTAGTTATCTCCTGTCTTAAGTCGTTAGTTGTTTGCTTGGATTGTTTGAACGTTGGCTGTGAATTTTGTCTTCTTGCCTAGTTCGCTTTCATTTAATGCTGAGATAAGTGCGTCGATATCTTTAGGGCTGGTCGCGTTGTTGTCGATAGATAACAAGCGAGAACCCTGCCAAATTGAATAAGTGATTTTCACTGCCTTGCTCCTGTCTGTTTGTGTAGTTGTATTTAAGTACAACTGCCCGCGAATGTCTATCATTTACGGGTGTGATTCGCACCACACGTGCCCCCGCTAGGTCTTGAACCTGCGCCCGCTTTAGGTGCGGGGGCTTCTGTCTTAAGTCTTACTTGTCTCCTCTGCACGCTTCATAGACTGGCTCTGTTACCCATTCGCCATATTGTGAGTTCTGATAGGTTATGAGTTGTTGAGTCTCACCTGTTGCACAATTAACCCCGCTACCTAATGCGATGAGCATCCCGACAATTAGGGCAATGAATGCCCCGCCTATTGCTAAGATTGCTTTTGCTGTTGTGTCCATCTCTTCATTCTCCCGTCTTAAGGCTTGGCGGTGTTGCCTTGCCTAGTGCCCCCGTCGGATTATGAATCCGTACCCGCTAGGCGGGGGCTGTTGTGTCTTAAGTCTTATCCCTTCACCTCGAAATCGTGAAAGCAATTCTGGCAACGAGGGGCGCATATTTTGAGAGTCTTAGCCGATAGGCGAATCTTCTCTCCACAATCGCATTCTGCCACTAGGAGATTCTTATTGCGTCCCTTAGGCTTGGCGGTACCTTGTCCGCTGTCGGCTGTTAGGCGTAGGGCTTCTTCGATTAGGTCGTGAGCCTTCTGCCATCTCGCCACGCATTCGTCGCTTACGTCGGTCTTACTGAATCCGATTCTTGGCATTTGAGTGATGGTGAGACCTAGGGATTCTGCTCTCTCCTTGAATTTCTTGTTGTGGTACCCGTCCCCGCTTGTGCCTTGAATTCCTTCCTTGTTGTCGATTGAGTGCGCTGTCTCGTGTAGCAATGTGCCCAAGATTTCGCGGGCTTCGCGCTTGGCGATTGTTATGAAAATCTCGTGAAATGATTCTTCTCCCGATGCCCAAGGTGTCCAAGGGGTGAAATGTCCGTGTACCTTGTCACTTCTTCCCGTTACGATTGTGGCGCGGGGTGCCCCTGTTTCCTTTGCAATGATTGAGTGAGCCTCTTCTAATGCTTTGGTGATTGTTGAAAGATTCTCAACTCTTGTTGATGGGACTTGGAAGATGTCCCCCGCTGTTGTTGTCTTCTTCTTTGCTGTTGTTGTTGCCATTGTCTTCTTCTCCTGTTCGCGCTTATGTCTTAAGCGATAACCGAAGTATTTCAGACAACTGTGCAAATGTACAACTCAAAACGTGTGATAAGGGTCACACCTGTTCCCCTCTGTAAATGTCGACAATTGAAAGATGATTGAAGATTCAACTACTTCCCCCGATTCTGGATTGTTGATAAGTCGACAATTGAAGAATGAATGCCCCCCGTCGGATTTGATAGGGGGATAGTTCACCCCTTAACTTATCCACAGACTTATCCACAACTGTGGATTACTTGTGGAAAACTCTGATTAAGTTATCCACAGCCCCCAGAATGGGGGGCATAACTCTCACCCCTCAGGTGAGTTTACATAGTCAGTCAGAATGTCTAACCCTTTACCTGACCTTGAGGGTCAGTTCATTTGAGGGGGGAGTGTAATAATTGCGTGCGGGGGGGAGATATAGTCTCCCACCATAATTTTCTGTTATATTCCCCCCGCTAATATAGGCTCTGACCAGGGGTTTTACCCCTGTCAGGGCTATTGTAAAAAATAAATAAAATATATGGAAACCGAGTGTTCGGTTTCGGTACTTCCAACGGGTTATCTTATATGTAATGATTTATCATTACAAGTTCTAAACGAACTCGCTTCGTTTGGGACTACGCTCGTTCGTTAGTTATAATATATAAATAACTAACTGACTAAATGTTGAGTAAACGCCAGAGTTATGCCGTTACTCAGATAGCGTTATTAGACCGCTTTATAGCCCTACAGAGGGCGACGAAATAACACGTCTCTTTGGCTCAACGGATAGAGCGTCGGTTTACGGAGCCGAAGGCTGGAGGTTCAAATCCTTCAAGGGACACTATAGATTGGGACACTGATGGGCAGAAAGCCTGGAATTCAGAACATAGGCAAGAAGGAAGCCCAGGAGCGTATGCTCCAACTTCTAGAACAAGGTGCGACCATTACCGCCGCTATGAGCGCCGTAGGTCGAAATGATGTCACCTTCCGCCAATGGTCAATGCAGGACCCTGACTTCAAGGAACGCGCTGACAAAGCCCGCCTCGCAGGTAAAGGTGTCAAGGCTGACCTGAAGGATTTGAAGGATATCTCCTTCGTAGATTTTTGTGAGCAGTTCCTAGACTCGAAACTTTTTCCTCACCAGTTGAACTGGTTAGATTTGATGGAGGGTGCGCCACCCCGCTGGATGCCAGCAGGTATGACCTATGAACTAGGTGAACCTGACCGTGTACTTATCAACGTGCCACCTGAGCACGCCAAGTCCACAACCATCACCACTAACTATGTAACTTACAAGATTGTCACTGACCCCAACACTAGAGTCATTATTGTCTCTAAGACCCAGGGTATGGCTCGTAAGTTCCTTGGTGCGATTAAGACAAGACTTTCACACCCAGCCTATATGAAACTCCAGACCGCCTTCGGTCCAAATGGAGGCTACAAGGCAGATGCGACCCAGTGGTCGGCAGATATGATTTACTTGGGTACAGGACGTGATTCTGGCGAGAAGGACCCTACGGTCCAGGCTCTAGGGCTTGGTTCTCAGATTTACGGTGCTCGTGCTGACTTGATTATTATCGACGACGCAGTTATGGGTGCTAACGCCCACGAGTGGGAAAAGCAGATGGAATGGCTTCAGAAGGAAGTTATCACCCGTCTTGGTCGACACGGTAAGTTAATTATCGTTGGAACCAGAGTGGCACCGATTGACCTGTACAAGATGCTGCGTGACCCAGGGCAGTGGAGCGGTGGAGTTTCACCCTTCACCTACTGTGCTATGCCAGCGGTTTTAGAATTTGATGAAGACCCTAAGCAGTGGAAAACCTTGTGGGCAGAAACTGACCAGCAAGAGAACTCCAAGGATGACCCATTACCCAATGGAAATTATCCAAAGTGGGACGGTATGTCTTTATTTAAGAGACGTTCCCAAGTATCTCCTTCAGTGTGGGCTATGGTCTACCAGCAAGAAGATGTCACAGAAGATGCAATTTTTTCTCCCACCTGCGTTGCAGGTTCCGTTAACGGTATGAGAAAACGTGGACCATTAAAGCCTGGTACTCCTGGGCACCCACGTATTGTAGAAGGTGCACACACCATCATCGGACTTGACCCTGCTATGGCGGGTGCTACAGGTGCCGTGGTAGCAACCTATAACCGCTCTGACGGTAAAATTTATATATTGGATTGTGTCAATATGACCGAGCCAACTCCGCAAAAGATTCAAGACCTCATTGAAGAATGGGTTCAAAAGTATAAGCCACAAGAACTGCGTATTGAAATTAACGCACACCAGAAGGCTTACGCATTAGATGACAACCTACGCCAGTACCTGGCTCAGTATGGATGTCAACTGAACTCGCACTTTACGGGAAAGAACAAGTGGGACACATCATTTGGTGTAGCGTCAATGGCATCGCTGTTTGGCAATACACGAGATGGACGATTCCAAGATAACAACTTGATTGAATTACCAAGTAACGAAGGCTCTGAAGGCTTAAAGACTTTGGTACAAGAGTTGATTACTTGGAAGCCTGATACTAGAAACCCTACAGACTGCGTAATGGCACTGTGGTTTGCAGTCATTCGCATCCGCGAACTGATGCAAGCAGGACACCGCGCTCAGCAATACCGACAGAATCGGTGGGCTACTCGCGGTCAGATGTCAAACAGAGTCACAGTAAACCTTCAAGAGGTAGTCGCGGACCAATGGTCTGAACAATACGGATAAGGAAAACAATGGCATTATCAATGAAGCAGGTCTTCGCAAGAGTTGAATCTCTGCGATACCTCAACGGAGAACGCGACCAGCGTAACCTTGACGTACTTGCAGTTCGTAAAGGAAAGATTGCAGAAGTTTATCCTGACTTCTTTCCAGAGGGCGTTGACTCAAACGTCGTTGCTAACTTCATTGACATTGTTGCCCGCGACCTCTCAGAGGTTATGGCACCACTTCCTGCAATCAACTGCTCTGCGGCAAACGCGGTAACTGACCGTGCTCGCAAATTTGCTGACACACGCACACGCATTGCAGCCAATTACTTTTCACACTCAGACCTTGCAGTACAAATGTACCAAGGCGCTGACTGGTATCTAACATATGGTTTCCTCCCGTTCGTAGTCGAACTGGATGAAGACGCAAAACTGCCACGTATCCGCATAGAAAACCCATTGGGTGCTTACCCAGAGTTTGACCGCTATGGACGTTGTGTGGCATTTGCAAAGCGGTACTCAATGACGCTAGGCGAACTCGTATCTCAGTTCCCTGATTACGAATCCCAGTTACTCGGACGACGAGGATACGACCAGGATTTGACTGCTCAGGTTGAGATGATTCGTTACTACGACAAAGACCAATCAATCATCTACATCCCAACAAAGGAAGACTTAGTTCTTTCTTGGGCTGCCAATCCTCTTGGCAAGATGCACATTGTCGTTGCTCGTAAGCCATCTATTGATAGCGAACTTCGTGGACAGTTTGACGACATCCTCGGAATTCAATTGCTTCGCAATCGTTTTGCTTTACTTGCTATGGAAGCAGCAGAGAAATCTGTACAGGCACCGATTGTATTGCCTACAGATGTCAACGAATTGCAACTTGGCGGAGATGCAGTTATCTACACAAACAACCCAGCGGGTGTGCGACGTGTTGAACTCTCAATTCCACAGGGTGCGTTCCAGCAATCTGGACTTCTTAATCAAGAAATGCGTGTTGGTGCTCGTTATCCTGAAGGACGAACAGGAAACATTGATGCATCAGTAGTTACGGGACAAGGTGTACAGGCTCTTATGGGTGCCTTTGATACACAGGTTAAGTCTGCACAAGCAATCTTTGCTGCATCACTTCGTGATGTAATCAGTATCTGTTTTGAAGTAGACGAAAAGATTTTCCCTAAAGAAAAAACAATTCGCGGAGTAGATTCAGGTTCACCTTATGAAGTTACATATAAGCCTACGAAAGATATTAAGGGCGATTATTCTGCCGACGTTCGTTACGGTATGCTTGCTGGTCTTAATCCCGCGCAAGGTCTTATCTTTATGCTACAAGCATTGGGAGGCGGATTAATTTCCAAGGATATGGCAATGCGTGAGTTGCCATTTACTGTAAACGTTACACAAGAATTAGAAAAGATTGAAATCGAGCAGATGCGTACAGCACTACTTGGTTCACTTACTGCTATGACACAAGCGATTCCACAAATGGCTGCAACAGGTGGGGACCCATCGGAACTCGTAAATAAAATTGCTGCGGTTATCAAGGCTCGTCAAAAGGGAACATCCCTTGAGGACGCTATTGAAGCCACATTTGCTCCGCAGCAACCAGTTCCTCCTGCTGGGGAAGCATCTATGGTTGAGCAACCGTCCCCTGCTCCCACCGCTCCTCCAGCAGGAGGCGCTCTTCCCCCAGAAATGATGGGTGGAGAACAAGGAGCACCAAGTATTCAAAGTCTTTTATCTTCACTCAGTGGAGCAACAGGACAAGGTAACGCCTCAGTAAGAACAGTTACACGCCGATAACGAAAGCAGGGGACAATGACCACGATTGTTGGCGTGCAATACGAAGACAGTTGTGTTATTGCAAGTGACTCTCGTGTTGCTGAGGGCGGTAAAGTTTATACACATCCAGAAATGGTCAAGGCGGTTGAACGTGGAAGTTACATTATTGGTGGTGCTGGTGACTATCGTGCTTTACAAGTGGTACTCCACGGGTGGTCGCCTCCATTAGTAACTGCGAAAGCAAAGACAAACCTTTATGAGTTTGTGATTAACAAAGTCGCACCTTCTCTGAAGGCAACATTGCAAGAAGCAGGAATTGAGTTTGCTAAGTCATCAGATAACGAAGACAAGTTTGAATTGCAACTTATCCTTGGTATCAACGGAACTCTGTTCGAGATTGATAGCGACTTTGCAGTAGCGATGAATGACAATAACTTTTATGGTATTGGCTCAGGTGGTGATTTTGCACTAGGTGCATTACACGCAGGAGCGACAGTACTAGATGCAATGCGAATTGCAGCGATTAACAACAACGGAACTTCAGCACCATTTCACATTCTTGAACAATTCATTAAGTAGGAGGAACAATGGCAGGGAATCAAAACAGTGGCGGTATGCGCCCGACTGCTCCGCAGAATAATCCTGCGAACATTTCTGCTACAGGTGGTAACGGTCAATCTGGTCGTGACTACACAGGTTTCGCATATGGCGAAAACCAAGCATTATCTCAACAGCAAGCAGGTGCACCTATGGCTAAAGCGCCATCACCTACTTCAGCAGCACCATCAATGGCAAGCAACCTTCCGCAAGTAACGCCTCTCAATGCTCCGTCAGAACGACCTGACGAACCAGTAACGACAGGAATTGCTATGGGACCAGGAGCAGGACCAGAAGCACTCACACTTCCTGGTGCAGGTGACTCGAACGAGGATAAGCAGCGTTTGCTTTCTTATCTTCCAGCACTCGAAGTCGCCGCACAAAGCCCTAACTCCTCGCAAGCCTTCCGCAATTATGTGAGAGTGTTAAGGGCTAATCTTCAATGAGCGATAGAGAAGCAGCGCAAAAGGCTTACTCAGACAAACTTAAAGCAGCAAACCCATCTGCATTTGATGCAATCGGTGCATTCAATCAGTATTACAATGCGGATAAGAAGCCACAATCATTGGCTCTCCCATTGGATATGGGTAAGTCTGTACCACCAAAGACTCGCGCTGATGCTATTGCGACTTACAACGCAAAGAATCCTATTGCACCTAAGGCTCCAGACCAACCTGGATTCTTTGGCAAAATCTTTGCAGGTATGGAAACTGCATACAACTTTTCAGCACAGGCTGTCACATTTGGTTTAACTGCAACTGATGATAAGAACCCAATCTGGAACAGTGGCTTCAATCTTGATGGAGTCAAGAAGGCTTGGGACGCATCACGTAACATTTCGCCTGGACAAGCAGTGGTTAGCCAAGTATTTGGTAAGCCAATCAATATGTTCAATGATGTATTCTCTGATGTGGCAAGTTTTGCTACAGGTGGAGCGATTAACACTGACCGCTTTGTACAGGACCACATCCTATTTGCAGCAAATGACTTTGATATCTTTGACAAGAATCAGCGTAAGAAGGCATTTGGCGACCAAGCAGCAGGACGTGTTAGTTCTTGGACTACAGATGTAGTTGCTCGCTTTGTACTCGACCCAACCATCTTTGTTGGTAAGGGAGTCAAGGCTTACAAAGGAATCTCTACAGCAGTATCTGGCACAAAAGAACTACGTGCTATCTTGGCTGGAGAACAAACAGGCTTTAAGGCTAACAAGGTAAAGGCTACATTCGAGTCATTCCTTGAGAACACTGACAATATGGATGAGGCTGACCTCTTCCGTGTCAAGGCTATCCGCGAGTCTTCTAACCCTGCATCACTATCTAGTCTACTTGCTGATGCAAATAAAGAGACAGATAAGTTCTTGCGTCACCAACTTAAGACAGATGTTATCTTGTCTGCACAAGGTGATGCTGTTGCATATCAGCGTCTTACAGAGACTAGCGAAATCCTTGCTGCTAAAGTCGGTACGTTACGCGATGAAGTTGCAGATGTTAAGTATATGGGCGCAGGTATCGACAAAGCAACAGGCAATCTTACATTTGACCTAGTTAACAACGGCACAGATATTGAAGCAGCCAATGTTCTTATCAAGCAGTACGATGAAGAACTCGCTAACATTCATAAGCAGTTGGCAGCAGAGGCTATCCTTGACCCTAACGTGGTTCCAAAGGTAGATGCTCTATCTGGTTTCCGTCAGAAGTTTGCTAATAGTCAGAGTTTTATTGATGTCCGTGCAACTGCTCCAGGAGAGTACACATCAGCAGTAGCGCCTTGGGGTGCTCGCGTTCTAACTGGATTCTTCTACAAGCGTCCTAAGGGATGGATTGACTTTAACGATAACCAATCTGTACAGACGATTGACAATATGTTGTCTCGCGTACGTGGTGTATCTGAGAAGCAAACTGCTAATTACACAGCAAAGATTAATGACATTAAGAACCAACTCAAGGCTGGTGTTAAAGATGACCCACGCACTGGAGCATCTGCTGCTGAAGTTAAGCGCACATTAGAAGGTCAGTTAAAGAACTTTGAAGATGACCTCGCTAAGTCTCAGTTCTCAGTTGAGCGCAAGAATGAACTATTTGCTAAGTACACAAATGCACTAGATGTCAATGACCGTGCACGTGTTTATCAGGAGATTGAGTCAGAAGTCTTTAGCACTATCGCACGTCAGTATGGCTTTAGCGATGATGCCGTTAAGAAGGCTTGGTCTACATTCCAGGATGGACGTGTTAGTGCACAGAACTTAATTCGTGAGCGCGTATACACAGGCTCTACTGCCGCTGCTGAGAAGGCTTCACTTAAGCCTATCCTAGGCGCTGAGGGTGGTATGTATATCATTCCTGCACCATTAATGGAAACACAGTTAGCACATCAGTTGCCAACACTTAATATCGAGCAGATGTACCAGTCACTTAATAAGTACACACGTGGTGCACGCCTTGATAAGGGTGGAAGAGTTTACAAGACCACAAGTAAGGGTCGTGAAGTAGGAACTGAACTTATTGATGGACTTGATTCATTGATTAAGTTTGAGGTTCTTGCACGTGTTGGTTATCCAGTGCGTAACGTAACTGAAGGCTTGATGCGTACTATGGCTGTTGCAGGTCCTATGGCTATTATTAAGGCAGCATCTGCTGGTTCAAACAACCTTGTTGCTAACCGATTTGTAGGCTCATCATTCCACGATGTATTCAAGTGGAGTAACACAGTCAAGATGCAGACTAAGCGCAACGAACTTCTAGCACAGCGTGCCGTATCCAAGGACGTAGACCTGATTGATAAGCAAATTGCTGACCTAGACAAGATGCTTATGAATCCAGGTAAGGTTAAAGACAAGTACGGTATGGGTCTTAACCAGGTAGATGGTGTCACATACGAGGATGCATTAGGTGCTACACCTGAGAAAGCCGCTGCTATCTCTGAGCGATTCGTTAAGAATGCTGCAAAGATTATGGATGATACATTTGTAGAGTCACATAGAAACCTTAGCCGTGCATATGAAACAACTGGTGACTTTGTTACAATCACAGGCGATAATCCTGCTTGGGTTGCAGGGTATGAGCGTGTTATTAACCGCCAACTACGCAACTCAAAGATTACATCTCAGTTGCTTGCAGGTAAGAGCGTCGATGAAGTAGAGCAATTCCTACTTAAGACAGCAGAAGGTCGCGGCATTATGCGAAACCTTGGTATGGGTCGTGAGGCTCGTGACATTGTTGAGGCTAATGCAATTAACATTGATAGCCTATTCCCACGTGGAACAGAGGGCTTAAAAGAGATTGCTGCTACTCGTCGTATTACTGCTGACGATATTGAGAAGTTCTTTGGTACTGGAACAGCAGGACGACCACCTATCAATGGTGCACAGATTGGCGCAGCCAATGGAACAAGCGCTATTGCTAATGCTTTCAGCGGAGTCCTTGAAGGATTTTACAAGTTTGCTGGTGAAGTGCCTGAATCAACATTGGTTCGTAACCCATTATTCGTAGACCTTTATCGCACTCGCGTAGAGGCATCTATCCGAAATGCTATT